AATTGTATGAGCATTGCTGCAAGACCAACTCTATGTTTGTAGAGATGGGCGCTATCTTTAAGGACGATACTGCCGTCGAAATGAATTTGCGGGCTATGCTAGGCTGCTCGCAACAGAAAGATCTCAAAGAAGCTTGGACTGCCTGGGCTAAGCAGAACCACCCCGATAAAGGCGGCTCGGTGGAAAGGTTCGTGTTAGTTAAAGCCGCGTATGAGGAATGGTATGAAACAGTTTGCAACTTGCGATGATATCGTGAAAAGCATCAGGGCTAACGATACGGTAATGGATCCAGGTGACTATGTCATCGGCTGGATGGACGGACCGAATGCTGTCGCCTTTTTCTATGGCAAGCTCGTTAGAGTACTCACTACCCGAAGTATTGACGGATTCTCAATCAAGTATGAGATCGAATCTGCTAATACCGGAGCGTTGGTTACTTGTGAACACGCGTGCCTGTTCGATGGAGACACTGACGATGAGTAGACTCAAGCATCGAATGACCAATGAAGAATTGGCTCATTGGCTTGTGCTGGGCAGAGGTCAGTGCAAGATCCATAAGATGGTAATGTGCGAGTGGCACTATCCATTCGAAGATACAAACGCATTTGTTCCACAGGGCGTTACAATTAAACCGTGGGGCTCCAAACTGTGGGACGAGCCCTACACCGAAGGTATAACCATAAAGGAGATATCTAATGATTGATCTTCAAGATACGCTGAAAACGCGTAAGAATGTTCACGGGAACTTCTGCGAGTCGGCAGTTACGCACGACAAGCTGATGGATGTAGTTTGGAATACACCGAACTGGTCTCATATGGACGCTGCCAAGCGTAGGTCTATTCATATGATCTGTGAAAAACTCGCTCGCATATTGTGGGGCGACTATAACTTCGCTGACCACTGGCACGACATCGCCGGATATGCCACTCTAATTGATCAACAACTCACCATCCGTTCGGAGGAATCAAAATGACAAATGCAGAAACTATAAGAACACTCATTGACACGCCGGACCATTCTGGCTCCATTGTAGTCGATGGACTGATGTTTAAACAAGGTACGCCTGAATGGCTAGAATGGCGTCGTAATGGTATCACTGCTACAGAAGCGTCTGCCGCGTTTGGCGTGTCTAAGTGGAGTACGCCACTCGATGTCTATCGCCAGAAGCTCGATCCTAAACCGCACGAGCCGTCGAAGTACGAAGAGTGGGGCACGCTGCTTGAAGACACCATCAAGTTCGGTAAGTTCGCGAAGGCTCATCCCGAGTTCGAAGTGAGGCAGGGAGCGTGTTACGAAGACGATTGGCGTAAGTGTTCACTTGATGGCGAACTCTATCAAGGCGGCAAGTGTGTGGCTATTCTTGAAATCAAGACCGGTCGCGATGCTTCTGCTTGGGATCCGATCCCGGAATACTACAAGGCACAGGTGATGTGGCAGATGCGCGTTACCGGTATCAGGCGAGTTTACTTCGCAGTTCTTATCAATGGCTGCGATTACTTCGAACGAGTCATTGACTACGATCCGCATTACGCAGAAGAGCTTGAGAACGCTTGCTTGAAACTGTGGGAATGTATCTGCACGAAGACACCGCCTCCTGCCACGAATCCCGATATCGACCAGGATATCATCAACGAAGAAGCTGCAGCTGCTACCGATGACAAGTATGATCTCGATGACGAAGAAGTCGCGCAGTTCGTGTTGGCTCGCGATAGATATCAGAAAGCGGAGCTTGCGTTCAAGACTATAAAGATGAAGATATCCGAACACTTTAAGACTGCCAAACGCCTTATGTATAAAGGTGCGATCTTCGGCACATTCATCCAGACCGCAGGTCGTGCGTCGGTCGATACCAAGTTACTCAAACAGAAGTATCCCGACATTTATGATGAGGTGCTTAAGGTGGGCAAGCCTATGAGTTATCCTAAGTTTATGTAGATAGAATTGGAAAATTTCGCTTTCAACTATCATTACATAAGTAACGACAAAACAACGCCACTAACCAAAGAGGTATTTATATGGCAAATCCGTTCGAAGTACAGACCAAAACCTACGAGAGGTTCCCGAATGATGAATTCGTGGATGCCACCTTGCTCGCATATTTCACCGCAGACCTCCCTCCAGGACCGCTTGCCGACACCAATGATGTCGTGCCTTGCACCAAGTTCTTGTTTGGTGGATATGTAAAGGGCGAAGATGGTAAGCCCAAACTCGATGCTGCTGGCCAGCCGGTGATTGTCCGTAAGTGGACTAACTGGATGCGAATTTCCAACAACAAGAAAGCCAATATGATGAAAACATTTAATGGTTTCGATAACTTGTTCGATATTCTGCAGGACTGCGGCTCGAGTACAGGCAAACTCTGGACAACTCCCTACAAAATCTTGCTTGAAGAATCTGGTGAATATCAGAACATCATCAAGATTAAGCCGGGTACGAATGACAAAGTCGTCAATGAGATCTTTTACGATGACAAGTACATTCCGTATAAGGTTGTCAAAGCCTATGGCAAAACACAACTGCTTACTCTGGCTGGCTGCAAGTTCAAGTCTGGCGTGAAGACATTTACCCCGGATATGATGGCGGAACCTAGCGAGACATAGCACTATCACACGCGGTGTTTCCCTCGGACGCCATAACCGAGGGAGCACCATTTATGGGTACTTGGAGACGGTCTTTCTTCTTTCCTTTATTCCGTTATCGGTTCGATTCCGGTATACCCACTATGAGACTATTTGGTAAATACTCGTTTGAAACCTTGCAGCGTGCGCTGCAGGGTATTTTTGCGTTCTATCAGACGCAGGACTTATATATCCTGGAGCTCTTCACCCTCAGAGCCGCCATAAAGCCGGAGGAATATGTGGAGCTTTATGTTCTGATCAAACAAGAATATACTAAAATTGGAACAATTCAATTACATTGATACATTATAAAAGTGTATGTTAGCACCGGAACTTATAGATGAACTTCGCTTTATTGCATATAGTAAAGTAGCCAAGGCTAAAAACAGGCTGGCTGCCTTAACCGAATTGTCTAAAGAAAGCGTAGACTCTGATAAGGTTCGTAAAACGCTATACGAGTTAGCGACCGATATACCCACACCGGACGATGTCAAAGTCCGAGCGATTGCCTTACTTGCAAAATTACAGATGAAAGACCCGCCGAAGGATCTATCCGCGGACGAGGCTGCATCGTTACAACAATCGCTGATGGAACAATATGTCGGAATCAATCAATCAAATACTTGACAGATTTGCCTCTAAGGTATCATACCGTGATATGGATAAGAAAGCCCTCGACATCTCTCGAGGTGCTGCTTCCGGTAATATCAATGTAGGCGACAAGAACTATTCCGAGTGGGCGTTAATTAGCAACGACCCACTCGTTGTTGTAAACTATGTCAAGAGCTTTATCACTACACTAGGCAGCAAACTCGCCGCGGCACCGTGCCGTCCAGCTGAAGACGATCTCAACGAAATTGCGATCGGTATGCGATTGAACTCAATGGCTACTGAATTGTATAAGATGACGCTCGGCGATGGATATGCGTTCCTCGGGTTCGGTTTGGACAATGGCAATCCTACTTGTAATATAATTGACGCAAGATCGATTATGTTCAATGGTAACGATCCGACTCTAAAGGACGCCACCGAAATTGTAGTGTTCGATGTGTTGCCTAGAACAAGGGATGATGACTTCATCTCAACATTCCCGCAGAACTATGTGGACTTCGATCCATCCGAAGAAAAGGTCCGCACTTCTTATTACTATAAGAAAAACGGCGTGGTCAATCTTGACATCTATGAAGAAGGTGTTGAAAAGCCTACGCACTTTGAGTTCGAGAACCTTGACCGCTTGCCGATCGTCAGATTTTATGGCGAGAAGTTTGAACTGTCCGATAAGCGATATCATTATCGTGGTCTGTATTATCAGTTCTCATCGATCATAAAAGCTACGGCACTCGCTGCCACCAAGATTCAGATTCGTAACGCCACAAGCGATGATGATAATTATATTGTGTCTATTGATGCGATTGCCAATAGTAAGAATGATTGGATAAATAATGGCGTAAAAACTATTGATCATCTTGACGCTAACAACAATGAGATTAAGCAACCCGTCACTCCCATTCCGCACGACAATGATTTTCTTATTAAGTCTATGGAACTGTGGAAGGGTGTTACGGCCGATATGCTTGGACCCGTTGTTCAATCATCGTCTGAGGCTGTCACGCGCGAAGAAGTTCTTGCTAGAAATGAAGTGCGCGACGCTATCGCAAACATCTATTTATCTTATGTAGCAGACTCGTTATCCGAATGTTATCGCATCATTAAGATGCTCAAGGGCGGTGACCATAACAAGGTTGTTGTTCAG